TAAAGTAGATATCTTTAAGACTGCTGATATAGCAAGTGGAGCAAGTGGTAATACTACAACTGGTATTTCTTCTGCTGTATTAGATATATCAACTGCTGAAGATACAGATACATCAAACTGTGTGATGATTTTAGGTATCCACGAAGATGTAACTAATGCTGATCACAGTGCTGCTGGTGTTTCATACATAGTTAAAATCAACAACCATGCGTTAAGCGGATCTGACGCTGACGCTACTGCATCTTAAGGAGGGTCTAGTATGGCTATTTCAAGAGCACAACTCGCCAAAGAGTTAGAGCCTGGCTTGAACGCCCTCTTTGGTATGGAGTATAATAGGTATGAAGGTCAACATGCAGAGATCTACGATACAGAGTCATCTGATCGAGCTTTCGAAGAAGAAGTAATGTTGAGTGGTTTCGGAGCAGCACCTACTAAGCAAGAAGGTTCTGGTGTCACATTTGATGATGCAAACGAAGCCTATACTTCAAGGTATAACCATGAAACTGTAGCAATGGCTTTCTCAATAACAGAAGAAGCTGTAGAGGATAACCTTTACGACAAGCTTTCTGCTCGTTATACAAGAGCACTTGCTAGATCAATGGCACACACAAAGCAAGTAAAAGCTGCAAACGTACTAAATAATGCGTTTACTGCTGGAGCAACTGCTGGTGGTGATGGTAAAGCCTTATTAGCAACAGATCACCCATTAACAAATGGTGGAACTTTTGCTAACGAGCCAACTGTCGCAGCTGATCTTAACGAAACATCTTTAGAAGATGCTTTAATTAATATTGCAGGCTTTGTGGATGAGAGAGGATTAATCATCGCTCTAAGAGGAATGAAATTAATTATTCCAAGACAATTACAATTTGTCGCAGAGAGATTGTTAAACTCAAATCTAAGACCAGGAACAGCAGATAATGATGCTAACGCTATAAGAAACATGGGTATGCTTCCTAATGGCTATGTCATCAATGATTATCTAACTGACACAGATGCATTTTTCATTAAGACAGATGCACCAAATGGTCTTAAGCATTTTGAAAGAATGCCAATGGCAACAGCCATGGATCCAGATTTCGACACAGGAAACATGAGATATAAAGCAAGAGAGAGATATTCTTTCGGCTTCTCAGATCCTCGTGCATTATTTGGTTCACCAGGAGCGTAAGCTTCATTTTAATAAAAACTAAAAGGGCAGTTACATACTGCCCTTTTTTGTGTATAATAGAATAAACCTTGACGAAGAATTAACTTCGACATTTGCCAAGACAAGGAGATTGATATGGCTAATACAACTTTTTCGGGTCCAGTCCGTTCCGAGGGTGGATTCAATGTAATTAATAAAAACGGCACAAGTGGTGCTATTACTCAAACTGGTTTTTCAGTTAATTCAACTGGACAACTTGTTTCAATGGGTACACGAAAGATTCAATCTTTTGCTGGTACTTTAGCTTCAACAAATGCAGCTGCAACTGCTTATGCAGACAATGACTGTCTTGTAGAGTTAGGAACATTAAATGTAGATGCTCCAGATGATTTAGTAACACCAAGTAAGATCTTTATTCATAGAGCTTTAATTGGTATTACAACTGCTGCTGGACAGACACTAGCTGGTAACTTAGCGTTAAGTTCAACAAGCGGAACTGCTACAAACGCTGCTGTTTCTGGTACAGAAATAGTAGGTGCTGGTGTGACATCATTCAACGAGCAGTTAAGTGCTACACAATCAATTACAGAGATTGATGTTAATTTCAATGACACTGCTGGTAACTATCATATCTTTGTACCAAATATAACTGCCGCAGTAGCTAACGTACACTTATATGCAAGAGCAACAACTACAGTTAATGCTGATATAACTGCTGGAAGATTCACAGTTGAATTAGAATACTCTGTATATTAATAGGAGTGTAAAATGGCAACAAGATCTGACGTAAAAGCATTTAATGTGAATCAAGGAGATGCTGCTGCTTTGATAGGACCTGCAAGGTCAAGGATAAGACAGATAGTAGTGTTTGGTAATTCAGCAGGTGCTATTACTATAACAGATGGTAATGGTGGAAGTAATTTAATAGTGCAAAGTTTTCCAACTGGATTACACACTCTTAATATTCCAGATAATGGTATATTAGCAGAGAGTGGTGCATATTTATCTGCCTTCACTGGTAGTGGTAACAAGTTAACTGTATTTTTATCGTAATGGCTAGAAAAGCAGATAAACAACCACCTAAAACTAAAAAGTATTTCCGCTCCACTAAATCTGGAGCGGGAATGACAAAGGCAGGTGTTGCTCGTTATAGAAGAGAAAACCCAGGTAGTAAGCTTAAAACTGCTGTTACAGGGAAAGTAAAAACTGGAAGTAAAGCAGCTAAAAGAAGAAAGTCATTTTGTGCTAGAAGTGCAGGTCAAATGAAAAAATTTCCCAAAGCTGCAAAGAATCCTAATAGTCGTTTAAGACAAGCCAGAAGAAGGTGGAAGTGTTAATGAATATTAAAGAAGTGACAACAGGTGTTTGTATTGTTCTTTTTGCAGGTGGTATTGGATGGACTGTACAAACTCTTATAGAGGTAGATAAGAGGACTGCTATCATGGCAGACAAAGTATCTGAAAATCACAAAATGATTAAGCCTTTATGGGAAGACTTTATAAGAAGGAGTAAACCAAATGGCAATCTCGCGGGGTTCGATTTCCAAACAGATTACAAAAGCACCTGGTAAGAGGAAATGGAGTGCCAAAAGAAAACGAAAAATCGACTGTAGTAGACCAAGAGGTTTTTCTGAAAGAGCACATTGTGCCTCTAAAAAAGAGAGAAGTAATAAAAGGAAGTCCAGTTAAGTATTGTATAGATTGTGGACATAGAAAATATTCTTGTAGATGTTATAGAGTAACAGGATTAGAGGAGTTAAGAAATGCCAAAAGACGCATGTTATCACAAAGTAAAAGCTAGATATAAAGTTTTTCCGTCAGCTTATGCATCAGGTGCCATTGCAAAATGTAGGAAAGTTGGTGCAGCTAACTATGGCAATAAAAGTAAAAAGAAAGCTATGGGTGGTGGATTAAACGCAGCTATAGAAAAAGTTAAAAATCAAACAATGACTGCCAAAGAAGGTAAGGTCGTTAAAATAACAAAGAGAAAGTCTAAGAATAAAAACATAGCCAGAGGTTGTGGTAAAATTATGTCACAAAGACGTAAAGTCACAAAGTATTCATAATGGCGGTACGGAAAACAAAGTCAGGTTTAGCACTTAAGAGGTGGTTCAAGGAGGATTGGAAAGATGTTAAAACGGGTAAAAAATGTGGTCGTCAAAAAGGCGAAAAGCGTGGTACGCCTTATTGTAGACCGAGTAAAAGAATTAGTTCGAAAACTCCGAAGACTATTAAAGAGATGACAGCCACGGAGAAGCGTAGTAGAATAAGACAAAAGAACAAATTAGGTCAACCAGCAGGTGCACCTAGAAGAGTTAAGGCATTGAGAAGGAAAAAGAAGTAATGGCAACTTCGAACTCAAGAGATTTTGATTTAGACGTAGGAGAACTTATCGAAGAGGCATATGAGAGGTGTGGTTTGGAGATGAGAACTGGCTATGATGCTAGAACTGCTAGACGTTCTTTAAATCTTATGTTTGCTGAATGGGCGAATAGAGGTTTAAATTTATGGACTGTAACACAAGAAACAAAAGCCGTAACTTCTGGAACAGCAACATACACATTAGATAGTGAGTTTGTAGATCTATTAGAAGTTGTGTTAAGAAACAGTAATAATGTTGACTTTACTCTTACACAAATGAGCCGTGGTGAATATTTAAGAATACCAAACAAAGGTAACACTGGGCAACCAAGTCAATATTTCTTTGATAGACAAACAACACCAACGATAACTTTGTGGTCTACACCAAATGCTTCTTATACTCTTGTTTATTACTATGTAAGACGTATTCAAGATGCAGATGCTTTGGTGAATACAACAGATGCACCTTTTAGATTTTTACCTTGTATGGCAGCTGGACTTGCTTATTATATAGCTATAAAGAAAGCACCAGACAGAATACAAATACTAAAAACTCTTTACGAAGAAGAATTTCAAAGAGCCATGTCAGAAGATGCAAATAGTACACCATTGAAGTTGACTCCTAATATCTCATACTTGAGGTACTAATGGCTAGGTTTGCAAGTGGTAAAAAATCATGGGGATACTCAGATCGATCTGGTTTTCGTTATCGTTTGCGAGATATGATTAAAGAATGGAATGGTTTAAAGGTTGGAAGAGATGAGTACGAACCTAAACACCCACAATTAGAACCAAACTATCT